ACCCCGAGGGGGTCCAGTTTGACGAAAAAAATCCTAATTATGACCAAACATACTATACATCAGCCCGAATTAACACTAACAATACCGGTGGGAATTGGAATCCGGGTATGTTCGTAGATAATTCTACGTGGTCGACCATTCGCCTCGAGGCTCGTCTCAAGGCTGCTCGAGGCCCTGGAGTTGTCAGTTCATTTTGGATGTTGCCGGTGGTGAACGAATGCCATGCAGAGATTGATGTGTTTGAGACGCCGAGATGCAATACTGCACATTCTGGTTCATGGGTCACCCGGGGCGATTCATACCATAAAAACGGGTTTGATAAGGAAGAAACATACGATAGGTTTTGCGACGAATATGTTGTTTATGCGGTAGAATGGTCTGCCGAATCAATCTCATTTTATGTCGACGATGAACTTATTGGAACTACTGATGTGGGAGCTTGGTATGGCAAGTGTCCCGAAGCAAACGATCCGTTGGCTCCGTATGCAAACAGACCGTTCTATATGATTCTAAACGTCCCGATCGGAACTAGATGGGCGGGAATTCCACAGAATGATATTTTTCCTGCAATTATGAGTGTTGATTATGTTCGCGTGTCCGGTATTCGCGACACGTAAATTTGCGATGAAATATCATGTAAAAACACGTGAATAAATATCACGAGAGAATGTAATGAACATAGTCATCCGAGGACATATCAGGAATGCATTCGAAACAGAAGAATTGTACGAACTATTGAAATGTATGGCAGACAAATACGACATAAAAATATTTATTCACACGTGGGATAAGAAACAGAACACCTTGTCTTGGCGTCACATTGAGGAAGACTCGACACCGGTTACGACGGAACTCATTCGTTCGTATTTCAAAGACATTTTTGTAAACGTCAAAGAGATAATCATCGAATCGGATTCTGACATAGAATTGCACGGAAATGTCGAAGGAAAACTAGCGTCAAGTCGGACGAGTCTTCTCGGCTGGAAACGATATGCGTACGGACAGTACAGAATTATAAAGCATGTGTATGATATTAGTGATAATAAAGACGAATTTTTATTGAATATACGCTTTGATTTGTTCACCAACTCGTATGTGTTTCCACTCGAAGAGATTATCAGCTTTATCAAGAACAATTATGAAATTGCACACAGGCACAATAAATTTTTGAGAGAAGGTAATTTCTGCGGAATTGACAATATTATAGTAGGATCTACAGAATCCCAATATACGTTGATATCAAAAATTCACTTTTGTCTCGACGATATCCTGGAATGTCACCAGGATCTTAAACATCCAGAATTTGCTTTTAGATTAGCGCACGCAATTCTTTCTAAATGCCAAAACGACAATTCTCATATTGACACATGTATGTATATAAGTGAGGAGTGCGTGTAAGTTGTAACAATTAAAATGTGTGGCATCTTTGGTATTGTTTCGAACTCCTCCGCGGTCACGATTTCAATCGACGCGATTGAAAAGCTTGAATATCGAGGGTATGATTCGTGTGGAGTGGCATTTCGCGATAACGACAGTCTAAAAAGAATCAGGAGTGTCGATGGTATCAGCGATCTCCGTGTTAAATCAGGAGGAGTGGAATCGAGCGTAGCAATTGCGCACTCTCGATGGAGCACGACCGGTATTCCAAGTGTGATCAATGCACACCCACACTTTTCCGTTCAGAATGGTACTCACATCGCGGTCGTCCACAACGGAATCATCGAAAACTATCAAGATATTCGCGCGCATCTCACCGGCCAAGGGTTCGTATTTGAAAGCCAAACGGATACCGAGGCAATCGTTCATCTTATTCAGTCATTGTACGAGGGCGATTTGCTCAAAGCTACGAGGTGCGCTGTGAGACAACTACACGGTTCGTATGCTATCGCGGTGATCTGCAACAAGAATCCGGACGTCTTGGTCATTGCCAAAAATAAAAGTCCTCTGGTTATTGGTGTCAATCACGACGAGTCTCTGTGCGTGGCATCCGACCCTATCGCCATGACTCTTGCACGCGACATCATGTATGTCGAAGACGGGACCATTGGTTACATGTGCGATGGAAAAGTGATGTTGTTTGACGAAAATAATGATCAGATTGACGTTGTATACGAGCCAAACAACATCCTAGAAACTAGCACGTCCCTTGGCAAGTTCGAACATCACATGCTCAAAGAAATCTATGAGCAACCAGCGAGTATCAAAAGAACGATTGACAACATTACGGCTACTCCCAACATATTCGGCGAAGATTCCGACATCATCCTCAAAAAGGTAAGCGATGTTATCATTCTGGCGTGCGGAACGAGTTATAACGCGGGGCTTATTGCAAAGAATTGGATCGAGACGATCTCCAATATGAGATGCGATGTTTTCATTGCGAGCGAATATGAACCGAGAAATGTTCATGCCAACACGCTCGTGGTCACCGTCACTCAATCCGGCGAGACCGCGGATACACTAACAGCCTTGAAAAAGGCAAAACAGGCGGGGATGCTATACACTCTCACAATTTGCAATTCTCCGCGAAGCACGATCGCGAGGGAAAGTGCTCTTAAATTCATCACACAATGCGGACCAGAAGTATCGGTGGCGTCTACAAAAGCATTTACATCGCAGCTGGTTGGTCTTTATGCGTTGGCAATCACCCTCGCCGGGGATACTGATATGGGAATGCTGAAGTGTGTTCCGGATGCGGTGGAACGGACATTGTGTCTGGTGGACGATGCGATGAAACAATGGGCGGATGAAATATACGATTGTCATTCTGCATTGTTTCTCGGGCGTGGACTTCACTCCCCAATCGCGTATGAAGGTGCGCTCAAACTGAAGGAAATCTCGTATATTCATGCTGAAGGAATCTCCGCAGGTGAACTCAAACACGGTCCGCTTGCTCTTCTAAACAAACCCGTCCCGGTGATCGTCAGTTTGGCAGACCACAGCTGCTTGGACAAACTGTTGAGCAATATCGACGAGGTCTTGTCTCGCGGCGCAAAGGTGTTCGTCATCACCGAACAGCATATCAATATCAAAGAACGCCCTAATTTGTCGATTATCAGAGTCCCATTTATTTGCAAGATCCTGTCTCCCATCGTCCATATAATCCCAATGCAACTTTTGTCTTACTATGTAGCTGTGAAACTAGGACGCAATGTCGACAGACCACCCATGCTTGCAAAATCCGTGACTGTCGAGTAATTTGTCATATCGACGTTGTGGTTAATTTAATAAAATCAATCATTAAATAATTATATGTAACAATGGCAAAAACAAAAGATTTTGAAAGATTGTTCTCAACAGAAATAGAACATATTTGGAGAACGAATAGAGGACTCAGAAGTGCAGTCGTATATCTTTTTGAAGACAAAGAATCTCCTAATCTATATGTAGGCACTACTATAGATGTCAAAGAACGACTTTCAAATCACATACGTTCGGCTGAAAACAAAAAGGATGGTGGTCGTTCGTGGTTTTACAATGTAGTTAGAAAATATGGATGGGATAGATTTGAGTTTTCTGTATTAGAGTGTGGTTTGACTCAAAAAGAAGGGTTTGTTCTGGAGAAAAAATGGATAAAAACTCTAAATTCATACGAGGATGGTTATAATATGACGAAAGGTGGTGATGGGGCAAGTTCTGGCGAAAGTCATATATTTGCGAGAAGGATTAAGGGTGTGAACTTAGATACCGGAGATGAATATCATTGGGGATGGATTGGCGGAGCAGCAGAACATCTTGGTGTCGGGAGTACTAACATTCGTAAAATATTGGATGACGATAGTATTAATAAACAGGCGTATAATTTTGATAAAACTGAACGATATGTTTTTAAATACGAGGAAGATGAAACGCCTTGGGATACTTCAATAATGTCTTCCATCAAACCAATAATTGTTCGCAATATAGAAACTAAAGAATTATTGACATTCAAGAGTATCAGTGAAGCAGGAAGATATATGAGTATAGACCAACATAATATTTCGGCGGTTTTGTTAGGCAAATGCAATCAATTTTATTCTAATGACAAAAAAGATAGATTTGAAGCTCAATACGCCCCGCCGTCTCGTGAATGGAGAGATGATATAATACGATGGGAAGATAAAGTCAACAAACCAATCAATGCTTATAAAAATGGTGAGTTTTTATCGTGGTATAAATCTGCTGCTGAGGCCGGTAGAGTTCTTAATCTTAATAAAAATATGATAACACAAACGGCGCGTCATAAACAACACGGCGACGAGAGTGGTGTGTATACATTTGAATACGACGACCCAGTTCTTCGTGAAAAACAACCGCAAAGAAATCCTAAATCTTACGTATTTTATATCAAAAACGACGAAAAAATAATTTTTCAATCAATCTCGGATGCATCTAGAGAAACAATAGGGAAATATTCTCTTTCTGGACGTAGCAAACAAATTACAACGTCAATTAATACAAAAAATCCAGATGTTCAAGGCATTCAATGGTTTAAATCAATTTAATAATATTATTATTAGTATATCAATGGCACTGGCAACTCCGGCTCCTTATTACACATCTCCCACCACCAAACAAAGTATAGTATTTTACACGAACTGGTCGGCATACGACCGCAAATTTTACCCGAAGAACCTTCCTATAGATAAGCTAACTGATATCGCATACGCTTTCTTCAACGTGGATGCCACTGGTCGTGTGTATTCCGGAGATGAGTGGGCAGACTATCAAATGCCTCTGAACGGAGCAGGAGAAGGCGTTGACCCGCAGAATAGATGGGATTCCCCCGCTGACCAACTTGGACTCCTCGGTCAGTTCCTCAAGCTAAAAAAGCAGGGGCACAAGTTCAATATGCACGCTTCCGTAGGCGGGTGGAGCTGGAGTGCTAATTTCTCTCCCGCGGTGTCCACGTCGGAGAATCGCGACAGATTTGTTTCATCTCTCGCCGGGATAATGAACAGATATCCAGGCTTGTTCAATTCTATATCACTAGACTGGGAATACTTGTCCAACAATGGCGAGAACTACGGTCTGGGTGGAAATGCTGCAAACAAAGATGATGCCAACAATTTCATCAAGCTTCTCGAGCTGATCCGTCAGAAACTCCCCGGGTTCAAGATTTCTATGTGCACGAGTGCAGCGCCGGAAAAATGGATGTTCCCGGCGAAACAAATCAGCGATCTCCTGGACGAAGTTCATATGATGACCTACGACTTCCTCGACGGAGCATGGGGACAGGGAGGTCCTGCTTCGGGACACCACACGAACCTAACAAAATCTCCATACGTACCGTATTCTACAGACGACGCCGCAAAAGCGATGCTTAAACTCGGAGTAGAACCCAAGAAGATTTTCATAGGAGTTGCGTTTTACTCCAGAGGGTTCAGCGGTACGGACGGGCTTGGCAAACCATACACGGGAGGGTCGACCGATCGGACATGGGACGCGGGCTCAGTAGATTACAAGTTCCTACCCCTCCCTGGTTCTACGGAATTGTGGGATCCCGTCGCAAACGCAGCGTACTCCTACGATCCCAAGAAACGTGTGTTGAATTCATATGACGAGCCTCGCTCCGTAAAACTCAAATGTGATTATGTGCACAATCATAATCTAGGAGGCATCCTGATCTGGGAAGCGTCTGCCGATCACGGTTTTGACCACCCGAGGTCTCTGATGAAAGTTATGTATGAAAATTTGACTCACGGAGGCGGCGGTAAACCCACTCCTAAACCTGAGCCTACTCCTAAACCTGAGCCTACTCCTAAACCTGAGCCTACTCCTAAACCTGAGCCTACTCCTAAACCCGAGCCCACTCCCAAGCCTAAGCC